GAAAGGGACAGAAAAACCTTTCAGAATATGATTGGATGGGAGATAAGGAAATGAAAATTTTAGTAGCCTGCGAAGAAAGCCAGGCAGTAACGATTGAACTACGGAGGCTAGGTCATGAAGCTTACAGCTGTGACATTATACCATGTTCTGGCGGACACCCGGAATGGCACATCATGCAGAACGTTCTACCTTTGCTGAATGGGAACTGCAGTTTTAAGAACATGGACGGGAGTGAGCAAATCATTGAAACAACATGGGACATGATTATAGCGCACCCTCCCTGTACTTTTCTTACAGTCGCCGGAAATAAGTGGTTTAAACCCGAATATAAAGACCGTTTTCCGTATCGCGAAAAACAGCGCGAAGATGCTGTTGAGTTTTTCATGAGTATTTGGAAAGCCGATTGTGAAAAAATCGCAATCGAAAATCCTCAAGGAATTATGTCCAGCAGATTCAGAAAGCCCGACCAGTATATAGAGCCGTACATGTTTGGGGACAGAGAAAAAAGAAAACAGGATTGTGGATGCGTGGGTTGCCGAGACTGAAACCAACAAATATTGTTGAGCCGATAATCATAGAGTGTGCGAGCGGCGCGAGAGAACCGCGCTGGCATATGGAGACGATGCACCTACCTCCGAAAGAACGTTCAAGGTTGAGAAGTAAAACATTTCCCGGCATTGCAAAAGCCATGGCAGAGCAGTGGGCTGGAGACATACGGTAGGAAAAATGAGTTTAACCGTTTTATACAAATGATAAAGGAATGGGAGGAAAAAGAAACGTATGAACACAATGCACGATTTAGTAATTATTTCGGAATGCGGGAGAAAATTGGTGGTACTACAATGAAGCTCAAGAAAGAACACACTGCATTTTTAAACGAAACGGCGAAAATAGATTTTGATAGCGCAATGCAAATGGTAGATGGTGTAAACATGTTGTCGGAAGTTGAATATGGTTTTGTTCATATGAACGAAGATGAATATAGGTTGGTTTATTGGGAAGATGGAATTTTAAAAGATGCTTATAAAAACTGTGAGGGTTAAACATGTATGAAGATTTTGTTTTAGGTCTACGTTCCATAGGGTTAGGTATTATTTTAGGGTTGTTTATCTTAGCTATTCAAGCTGTTGTAATTCAATTTATACATAAAAAAGACATAAAAGAAAGAACCGAAGAAAAAGTTAAAATTATCAGGTGTAGAGATTGTAAACATTTTTACGCAACCATTAAAGGTAATGAATGCGGAAACTGTCACGGACTTAAAAATCCGGGGTTGTATGATTTCTGCAGTAGAGGGGAGAGCATGTATAAATGATAGACATAGGCTTAACAAATGCACTTGCGCAAATAAGGGATGCCTTGTATGAAATTTCTGATACCATAAAAGAGGTAAAAGAAACAGAAGATACAGTTAATAAATGTGAAAATTGCCCATATAAAACTTATTATGAACAAGGGTACGTTTAAAGTTAGAAACGGCAGAAATGTTTAAAAGGAGGGTTGACGTTTTATTAAATGCCGTTTATAATAAAATACACACAAATTATAAAAGGAGTTATTAAAATGAAAGTAAAGATTTTTGAGGGTAGAATTTATAGCGTAGTTAAAAAAGTTGAGGATAATATTTTGGTGCAGACTATCGATGGGCTTTACAAGAATGATGCAGAATTCAAAAAGGCCATGAAAGCGCGTGGCGAAAAGTTTGTTGGAATTGCAGATAAAGAAGCGGTTTATAATACCTATGAAATCTCTCCCGATGCTGTAAAAGAAAACGGTACGCTTGTAACCGAATAAATTTAGAATGGGAGTTTTAAAAATGGCTTATAAAAAGAAAGTAGAATCTAAAGACCGCGCGGAAACAGTTTTCGATGTTAAAGGTGAGCTGACTTTTTGGGTAAAAACTGGTAGTAACGGAAAATTTTACGCTTCCACTTCTGTTAAAAACAGTGATGGAGACAGAATGTTTTATTCTGTTTATTTCCGAAAAGATGTTGATTTGACCGATTTTGATGATGGTATGAATAAAATAAACGTGAAGTCCGGCTTTATTACATGTTCTAAAATCGGTGAAAGCGTCCGTCCAAAAATCATGGTTTTGGATTTTGATTAATAGAAAAACAGCGCCCCGGATAACCGGGGCGCACTATTTAGAAAGTAGGTGTTAAAGATTGAAATACACCGCTGGGAATTTAAGGACAAGGGACATAGATAAAGAGATTAGGGCTTACAATAGAAGATTGTTGCAATTGCAATCGAAAAATGAAGCGTTTAAAATTCTGGATACGCTAACGCGCACAGAAGTAATGCGCGGAAGAACCGATGCAGAAATAGCGCGTGAATTGAATCGTTTACAGGAATTGGCAAAACCAGAAAAGCAGAAAATGGTGAAATACAAAGCGGGTAGCAATTTAGAAGTTCCGCTATTTGTTCGTGAACAAGTCGAACGTGCGATAAAAAAAGCGAACAAGCAGACAACGAAAAGGTTTGAAATTCTGGAAGCACAGCGTAGAGGTGCATTCTACACGATTGAACAAGAAAGTTTAAGGCCCATTACAAAAGGTACGGGCAGAACGCTGATGGAAGTTAAAAAGAGATTGGAGACGGCGCAAAACCGCGAACGTAGCGGCTATTTAACATTTATGGATGAAAAATATAAAAGAAATTATATAAAGGCTATTCAAAACAACTTTGGTGCCGCAGGTGATAAATTAGTTGATAGAATTAGCAAAATAAACGGAACGGCTTTTTATTTCGCAAGTCAAGACCCTTTCTATGGTTCGTATCTTGAAATTGAATATTCTTACGGTGAAGAAGCTATAAATGCTATGATAAATAAAATTGAAAATGCTTTGACGGTTTTAAACTTGTAATGTTTACGGCAGATTTTGAGACCACCACAGATAAAAACGATTGCAGGGTTTGGGCTTGGGCTGTATGCGAAATAGGTGTTATCGATAACATTGTAATAGGAAACAGTATAGAAAGTTTCTTTGAAACATGCGAAGAAAGTGGAAATTTAATTTTATATTTCCATAACCTAAAATTTGATGGTGAATTTTGTATCAGCTATCTATTAAAGCATGGTTATGAATACGTAGAGACAAAGAAACTTTATAACAAGCAATTCAACGCGCTAATATCCGACATGGGCCAGTTTTATAAAATAAAGATACGGTTTGACAACGGGAACAGTTTAGAATTGCGTGACAGTATGAAACTGTTAAATTATTCAGTTGATGAAATTGCGAAAGCTTTCCATTTGGATATTCAGAAACTTGAAATTGATTATAATGTTCCACGTGGAACAAACCACATTTTGACAAAAGAAGAAACAGAATATTTGAAACACGATGTTCAAATAATGTCACTTGCGTTAGATAGAATTTTTAAAATGGGCTTTGAAAAATTAACGCAGGGTAGTTGTGCGTTAGAAGATTTTAAAAGTATCATTGGGAAAAAGAGGTTTAGAACGTTATTTCCTGAGCCGAATTATGATAAAGATATTCGTAAGGCTTATAAAGGCGGCTTTACTTACTTAAATCCGATATACGCGGATAAAGATGTAGGTGAGGGGAATGTATTCGACGTAAACAGTCTGTACCCGTCCCGCATGTATTACTGCGATTTGCCTTGGGGCGAGCCGAAATTTTATGATGGTAAGTATGTTGAAGATTTAGAGCGCCCCCTATACATTCAGTTGTTTAAATGTGAATTTGAGTTAAAAGAGGGATATTTGCCGACAATTCAATTGAAAGGAAATAGCCGTTTTATACAAACAGAATATGTAACATCAAGTAATGGAGATATTGTTCCACTCTGCTTAACAAATGTAGATTTTGAGTTGTTTTTAAAACATTACAATGTTTACAATTTAGAATATATTCGCGGCTGGAAATTCAGAGCTTCAAAAGATTTGTTTAAAAAGTATATAGATAAATGGATGCAGGAAAAAATAAAGGCGGGTAAAGAACATAACCCCACTATGCGCAATTGGTCAAAAATTATGCTGAATTCTCTATACGGTAAATTTGCGCTTGACCCCATTTGTGCGAAAAAACATCCGTATCTTGATAAGGGGGTAGTTAAATACAGAACTTCTCCGCCAGAGACAAGAGAAGCCTTGTATCTACCTGTTGGTGCATTTATTACGGCTTACGCACGTAGATACACAATTGAAACCAGTCAGAAAATAAAGGAATACAGTATGAAAAAATATGGCGTTGACATGTATATTTATAGTGATACCGACAGCATCCACACAACACTTCCCCTAGAAGATGTGAAACAGTTTATTGAAATTGACGATTATAAATTGGGTGCATGGGCACACGAAAGCCATTTTACAAGGGCACGATTTTTAAGGCCGAAAACATATATTGAAGAAATAGATGGTGAATTACATGTCACCTGCGCGGGGTTGCCCGATAAAGGGAAAGAACAGGTTACATGGGAAAATTTTCATCCGTGCGCAACGTATACTGGAAAACTTATGCCGGTGCATGTTGACGGGGGTATCGTACTTGTTGATAAAGAGTTTAATATAAGGAATTAAATATCCATATTTGAACAACAAAAATCCATGGCATAATTTGTAAATTACAGGTATGATTATAATAGGATTTACAGGAAATGTAAATACTATTTACAGCGGAGTGCAACGGGTGAAACCGACCGTCTGTAACATCGGGCCTTGCAAGCTATAATATTTCTGCCTGTAAATCCTGTTGAGGTGATTTTATGTATTATGATATAAATAATACGTTATCGTACAACGCACTTTTTAACATTGTGCTTGGCGGGCGTGGGATTGGTAAATCCTACCAATGGAAAATCAAAGCAGTGCGTGACTTTCTGAAAAAGGGTAAACAGTTCGGGTATATTCGGCGCTATAAAGATGAGTTAATAAAAACTGCTGACACGTATTTTAGCGACATTATTAAAAATCAAGTTTTTCCGGATACGAAAATAGAATATGACGGTGGTCAATGGTACATAAATGAAGAATTGGCCGGATACACTTTTGCGCTTACAAAAGCAAGTGATTATAAGTCAAGTGCGTTTCCTGATATTTCAAATCTGATTTTTGAGGAGTTTATCATTGATAAACCGCATTCATCATATCTACGGAATGAACCTTTTCTTTTATTCGACTTGTACGACACAATAGCACGAATGCGAGACGATGTTATTTTATTCATGTTAGGCAACGCAATTTCAATGGCTAACCCTTATTTCATACAATGGGATTTATCTTTACCGAAAAATAAAAGTGCAGTTGTAAAAGATAACATTCTTTTACAGGTAGTTCCCACAAGTGCAGAATTTAAAAGAGCGAAAGAAAATACAAGATTTGGGCAAATGTCGCGTGCCCTTGGTTATGCGGATTATTCGGTAGATAATAAATTTTATTTGGATGATGAAGCGCAAATAATGAAAAAAGGTAAAAACACGCGGTTTTATTTTACCCTGGTATGGAGGGACAAAAAATATGGAGTATGGTTTGACTATGACACTGGAATGACAATTATATCATACGATTACGACCCTTATAATACTATGGTTTTTACACCAGATAAAGAAAGTATAAACAAGTCAATTCAATATGTAAAGCAGTATGAACGGCATCCATTTTTCAGAAGAATAAAAGAAGCGTTGGAAACAGGCACACTAGCATATGAAAATGAAAAAATTCAGCATGAAATTAAAAGCATGTTGAAAATAATTATTTAAAGGAGAAAAAACAATGGCTTACACAACTTGGATTACGGCTAACCCACTTGTAAATGTCACGCAGGTTTTTGGAGGTTCGCACCGCGGGAAAGACTGGAATACGCGGGATGCTTCCGGAGTAATGGGAGATACGATGGTACGCGCAATTGGTGACGGTGAAGTTGTACGTAGCGAATACGGCACGGGTGGAAACTGGTCATGGGGAAATTTCATTGCGATTTACTATCCGGCTCTTAACCGCACTGTGCTGACTGCGCACCACGCGGAACGCCTTGTAAATGTCGGCGATTCTGTTTCGGCTGGAACACCTATCGGTAATTTCGGAATGACTGGTAATACAAACGGCCCGCACTGCCATGAAGAATGGCACGTTGGCCGCGGGATTACAAATAATCTGGTAACACCCGAAGATGGTTTCCCAAATATTGTTGGGCGTTATGAAGTAGAATATGGGGGAGGTGAGCCACCTATGCCGGGCGAATTTACTGCAAATATTCTGATTGTTGTTTTCGCCGAAAACGGACACACAATTAACAGTCCTGCAAGCAATGACCCTGAAAATTATGTTTACTTTGGTAATAAAAGGAAGTTTCGCGTGAAGCCGGATGACCTTAACAAAGTACAGGAGTTTGGAAGCTGGAATTATTGGCAGGATATTACAGACGTAGCCGTTCTTAAAATCTTTAACAAAGATTTGAGTGATCTTCCAAATGTGTGAAAAGCTGAAAGCGCTTTACATTGAAAGTTACTACAACTATCAAAAAGCAAGTGCCAAAGAAGTGGGAATTATGTACGGGATATTTCTAGGTGTAAGAAAATGCTGTAATATTTTGTATTCACAAAAGACTGTTGCAGATTTCCAAATTTTAGCAAATGAATTTGCTAATAAAAGGGTGTGAGAAAAATGGATTACACGGTAATGACACAGATAGTTAGTACGCTCGGATTTCCGATTGTAATGTGCGGCGTTCTTGTTTGGCTGAATGTCAAACAGATGAACGCGCATGCGGAAAGTGAAGAAAATTTTACAAATGCTCTTGCGGATAATACGAAAGCGTACATTGAATTGAAAGACGCTATTTCAAACTTGAAAGTGAAAGGAGAAAACTAAAAATGAAACTTAGCGAAGCCCGTGAATTTATTGACCGTCTTTACAATAGTGAGGACGGCATGACGGACGACATGCGCGAAGATTTGCGCAGGTTGCACGATAGTGAAGATGAGCAAGAGGGAATGGAACGTTACTGGAAAGAAATGTCCGATAAAATGGACGAAATTTCCAATGCGTTTAAGGATTTTAAGCGTGATTATGTTACCCGGGTTTTGACTGGCCGTGATGCTGTTAGAAAGCATGTTGAAGATTTGAAAGACGATGATTTTGATGATATTAAAGATGAAACGGAAAAAATTAAATCTATTTTTAATGAGGAGGTAATTGAAAAATGAAAAGTGCAAAAGTTTTGACAAATGTAACCAATAATACACCACAGATTTTGACCGCGCTACGTGCGCAGATGGTTGCGGAAAATCCCAGCTTTGAAAATCGACTCCCGCAGGTGACGCAGGATAATATCCGGGAATTTGGCACAGCGGTACTGGATTATCAGCCCACGCAGAATGCTTTTGTTGATACACTTGTGAACCTTATTGGGCGGGTGTGGATTACGTATCGTTTGTTCACAAATCCGATGAGGGTGCTTAAAAAGGGCATTCTGGAGTATGGCGACACGGTAGAACTTGTATATACGAATCTTACTAAAGCCCACCAGTTTGACCCGGCGCAGGCCGAGGAAGAATGGATGAAGCGTGAAATTCCTGACGTAAATACCGCTTTCGCGAAGCTAAACTATCAGGTATTTTACAAGCAGACTATTTCTGATGATATGTTGCGACAGGCCTTTATGTCGTGGCAGGGCCTTAGTGATTTTATCAGTTCTGTATTTAATGCTATGTACACGGGTGCGGAACTGGATGAATTTACCACGATGAAAAATCTGCTTGCGCAGTATGGCACGGCTGGCAAGTTCGCTGTTGAAGTAATTGATGAAGTAACGGATAATACGTCCGCGCACATGGCGCTTGCGAAAATGAAAGCTGTTTCTAACAAAATGGCTTTTATGCGCTCGGATTACAATAGCCTTGGTGTCCTTACTGCAACACCGAAAGAAAAACAGGTTCTTATAATTGATGCAGACACCGATGCATATTTGGCCGTACTTGGTTATAGCACCCTGTTCAATCTTGAACCCGCGAAGGTTCAGTATCGTGTTATTGTTGTGGATGAAATTCCCATTCAGGATACGCACGCAATTCTGATTGATGAAGATTTCTACGCAGTGTGGGATGCTTTGCAGAAATTTACCCGCGATATGAACGGGCAGGGCCTGTACTGGCAGTATTGGGCACACTATTGGAGAATCATGGCGGTGTGTCCGTTTGCGAATGCGGTTGCGTTTGTTACGACTGCCCCCACAATTACAGGTGTTACCGTTTCACCCGATGCTACAGCCGTAAACAAGGGCACCACTATTCAGATGAAAGCTACCGTAACAGGTACGGGCCTTTTCCCGCAGGGTGTGACGTGGAGTATTTCCGGGAATTCTGACACGACAACAAATATCAATCGAAACGGCACTCTTTATATTGGTAAAGCAGAAGCTGGCCCGGTTACTGTTACAGCAATTTCCACTTATGACACCTCTAAAAAAGGTATGTCCACAATTACTGTTAACACTTAACGTTTATAGCCGGGCGGGTAATACCGCCCGGCAAATATAAAAGGAGAAGAAAATGGCAATAAACCCCAACACAACAATTTATCTGTGCGCGGGTATTCCGTGGGGAAATGATTACGCGCATGTTAGATTGTTCCAGAATATGGAAGAACGTCTTTCTTTTCTTTCCACAAAAATCGTTGCTACACTGGACGGCGCAACTTATCAACGTGACGATAAATTTGTTTCGTTCCCTGCAAATTATGAAACAATTGCAAACTGCAATTACATGTATTACCGAAATAACAACCGCTGGTACTTTAATTTTATTACAGATATTCGTTTCCAGAACGAAAATAAAAGTGACGTGTATTTTGAACAGGATGTTTTCCAAACATGGTTTGCAGATGATACTTTAAAAATATCTTTTGTTGAGCGTGAGCACACAAACGATGATACATTTGGAAGTAACCTTGTGCCGGAGAATCTGGAAACAGGGGAATATGTTTATAATACAGGTGTAGTGAATTTAATAAGTAACCGCTTGTATGATTTTACAATTGGTATAATTATTGCTGTTTCAGAGCGTTTAGATGGGGTTGCTACCTCTAGTTTTTTAGACTACTCGTTTAACGCTCTTGCCTATCGTTATTTTAAAGCCGATGCTTGGCAACAGGCTTCAAATTTTGTTGATGAATATTCAAAAAGTGGTAAAGGTGATGCCATTGTAAGCATTTATATGTTCCCGTTAGATTTAATAGGGGTTACAAGCGAAAGCCCTAGTAGCGGATGGGTAAATATCGCAGGTGTACGCGATATTATGAGTAGAAAGCTGGAAAATGTTTTCGCTCCTCTTGATGGGTATACACCTAAAAATAATAAAATGTACGCTTATCCCTACCGCACTTTAAACGTTTGCTCCCCCGGTTCTTCTGAAAAAGAATACAGATACGAATATTTTGACATAAACTTTCTTGAAAACAATGGGCCTTTTAATTTGTTTAGTGCTCTTGGAGGTTCAGCCCCGGTTGTTGCTATACCCCGCGCTTATAAGGGTTTGAATGTTAACTATGATGAAACAATAACCACAAGCGCATATCCAACTTGCTCATGGATAAACGACACCTTTAAAAACTGGTACGCTCAAAACCAAATGGGGATAAATTTTAACGCTATTGTGGACGGTATAGGCGGGGTTCTTGGGGTTGCGTCTGGAATAGGAACGGGAAATTGGGATTCCGCAGTTCAAAGTGCGGTTGGAGCGGTATCTAGTGTAGGAAATGCCTTGATTTCTGTTGAACAGCACAAAATAATACCTGATAGCGCAAGAGGTAACACAGGAAACGCAAGCGCTTTTTATAATAACGGCTACTTTGATTTTGTGTATTTTCCAAAATGTATTCGATACGAATTTGCAAAGCGCATTGACGATTATTTTACCATGTACGGTTACAAAACCCTGCAAACAAAAGTGCCTAACTTGTATGGCCGACGTTCTTGGAATTTTGTGAAGTGTACAGAAGCTAATTTAATAGACAGTATTCCTGTTGTAGCACACAATCGAATTAAACAGGCATTTGAAACGGGTGTTACTTTTTGGCATACGAATGATATTAAAAATTATGCTCTTGATAATTCTATTGTTTAGGAGTTTAATATGGGAAAAGCAAAACATAAAGCTAGGCCGTCTATGCCATTGTATTACTGGTTAGAGCAAGATGGGTGTTGGTGCTGTAAGGATAGAAATAACTGTAACCAATGCAAAGCAATACGTAAATCTGTGAAAAATAACCCAAAATTAAACCCTAAGCACGAAAAGAGGTGGATTGAATGGCAAAAAAAGGAATAGGCGGTAGAGATTATCAGTTTTTTGATTCTCTCGCTTTAAATAATGTGACATACAACGAATATACAATCCGATTGCTCAACATTGCACTAGCTCGCTTTAAATGGGAAAATGTGCCAAAAGGCATTGATATTCGATATCTTGAATTAATGCTCATCACACAGGGTTCTGCTCTGGTTTTCTATGAGGATAGCTTAGACCAATTTTTTGGTTTGGGGGTTGCATACACAGGCCCGCTCAACTGGTACGGCGTACCGTCTGAACGAAGCGCGATTGCCGCAAATGGCACGCCTTTTAGAATGTTAGATGAAACAAATAGCGTGCTTATTTTTAATAATATGGTAAGGACGGGAGACGCTTATATTATAAATGAGTATGCAAAAAAGCTGTATGAAATTCAGCGCAATGCAGAAACAAATGCCAATTTACAAAAATTTTCGGCTTTTATTGCGTGCAACGAAAAGGAACGGCTTTCCCTTAAAAATCTAATTATGAAATTGGACGGAGGTCAACCGTTTATTTATGGCGATAAATCTTTGAATCTTGACAGCATAAAGCCGATTAACTTGGATATTCCGTTTATCGCCCGTGATTTGTTGAGTGTAAAAACAGAAATTTATAATGAAGCACTTACAAGCCTTGGAGTCGTTTCGGCTTTCACAGATAAACGGGAAAGACTTGTTGCAAATGAAGCCGCCGTCCCGTTCGGTTCGCTCGAAATGATACGTGAATCTTACCTGTATGAACGAAAACAGGCGTGCGAAAAGATAAACGAAATGTTTGGAATAAATATGAGTGTTGAATTTAATTCAGAAATTCCGATTGTGCCGGAAACAATTGAAAGCGGTGAAAACAATGAGTAACTACACCGTAGAGCTTAGGCAACTAATCCAAAATGGTTATGATATCGGCTTAAAGGATTACCCTATTTTTGATGAAAAATACCGCGATACGCTTAATAATAAAATTATCATACATTACTGGATGAGGGAGATTGGTGCAGAAACAGCGGGGCTTTTTAAACTTTATCTTAACCGCACTATGACTGAAATAATGCCGTATTATAACCAACTCTATAAAAGTGCTCAACTTGACTTTGACCCTTTGAATGCTTACAATTATGTTGAAACAAATATGGAACTGGAAAACGTTGAAAGTGGCGGTACACGCACAGACACAGCAGACGGAAAAAGTCTTTACAGCGATACCCCGCAAGGGTTGTTAGATAATGGTGCTATTGCAGACGGAAAATATTTAACTTCTGCGACTTTAAATGATTCCTCAGCTTCTTCGACTGCAAACAATTTGCAGAAGCGTGATAGGAATTTTGAAAAGAAAGTACGCGGAAATATGTATCATAATTTGAGCGAATTGTTGAAAGACTACCGGGAAACATTCCTGAACATTGATATGGAGATTATAAACAACCCGGAAATACAAAACTGCTTTATGAAACTTTATTAAAGGAGATGAAAACAATATGGATTTTTTAAATGTGGTTCGGTGTTGTACCCCCGCTTTACCATCTGCTTATACTGATGCACTATCTTATTATGACGCTCTGTGTAAATTGCAAGGGGCTATTAACGAATGTATAAATATATTAAATGGCTACTTAAATGAAGTAGATAAAAAAATAGCAGAAGCTATACTCTCTGAAAATATTTGTAATATTATAGAAAGATTACAAGCGGTTTATATCCCGGATTTAGAAGCTATCAATTTTGGCGTGAATGCTAATTTTGTAAGTAATCATTCTGTAATCGATGAAAAAATGATTATAACAAGTGAGGTGTGTAAAAATGGCTAATATTACTAAAATTCAAATTGGCAAAGAAACATACAATATATCAGACCCTACTAGCGCGAGTGAAATTGAAAAAATCAATAACACAGATGTTCAAGATATCACAGTTGTTGGTGAAGTTTTAACTATAACATCTAAAAAAATAGGTGGTTGAATATGGACGTAAAACAATTAAAAGTCGGTGGAGTTTTTTGATGAAAAAATGATTATAACAAGTGAGGTGTGTAAAAATGGCTAATATTACTAAAATTCAAATTGGCAAAGAAACATACAATATATCAGACCCTACTAGCGCGAGTGAAATTGAAAAAATCAATAACACAGATGTTCAAGATATCACAGTTGTTGGTGAAGTTTTAACTATAACATCTAAAAAAATAGGTGGTTGAATATGGACGTAAAACAATTAAAAGTCGGTGGAGTTTTTTATAGTATAAAAGACGAAACAGCAAGGAATAACGCTTCAACTAATACTAATAATATTAACAAGTTATTTGATGAACAAACATTTATTAACGTTAGTAATTCAATTCCACCCGGTATTCACGAAATTTCCGATATTCCGAATATAAAAAAATTGTATTTCCCCGCGGGAACATGGACTTTTAATGGTGAAAGAACATTTTCAAACTGCCAATTTTTGGGGGATGGTATAGAAAGTGTTATAAAAATTAACGGTTCTATAACTTTTAGTAATTGTGTAATCATGGGAATTAAATTTGGTGGAACTTCTGGAATTGCGTTGGATAACGTTGCTAAACTTGAAAACTGTGTAATTGATTGCACTGATTATCTGAATGTTAATACAATTTCATGCGGAATGACGCAGAATTGCGATGCTACATTTACTAATTGCTTGTTTGATGGTTCTAACAAGGGCCAATTCGCAATTTGGTGTAATAATAGCGTTGGAACAAAAAACAAACTTAAAGTGGAGGGTTGCACTTTCAACAATTATGTACTTAATGCCATTTTTACAAGTGCTCCGATTGTTGAGATTGCACATTCAACTTTTAACGGAAATCATCAGCAATCCAGCCCAACTGGTGGTGGTCAAATAGATTTTAAGGATACGACAACTGATAGTGTTTGGAAAGTTTCAAATTGTCGATTTTTTAACCCATCTACAAGTACATCTGGAATAGAGGTTGAAGTTGTAAATAACACTCTGCCATGTCTAATGATTAACAACTGTTTTATCCGTTCTGTAAATGGCGCTTATCCAATTGCATTGCAGGGCGGTTGCTACGTTGTATCTTGTAACAATAAATTGTTCGAAGGTTCAGCTGGAATCCTACTGAATGAATACGCAAGAGTTGTTTCGATTGGAGATTATAACGCTGTCACCCCTAAATATTCGGATGAATCTAAAGTTACAGAAATTGCATTTAAATAGTAAAAGCCCGCCGTTTGGCGGGCTTTTCTTCACTCAAAAATTGTATCCTTTGGTTCAAGTACATAATCGTTCGGGTTCTTCCAGTATTCATCTTCAACCTTTTTTAACGCCTGTTTATAGCTGTTCGCCTCAACATAAACAACTGCTTCATGGACTTCTTTAATAGTAATTTTAAAATTCATTTCCTTATCTCCCATCCAATCATATTCTGAAAGGTTTTTCTGTCCCTTTC